ATCCCACAGCAACGTGGTATGTATTTGTATTTACACCTGACAAAGAGCTAGTCCCAACGGCTGTGTTGTAGCTTGCGGTTGTGTTGGCGTCTAGTGCAGATTTACCTACCGCTGTGTTTCCTGTACCAGTGGTATTTATCTGCAAAGCCCCACGCCCAATAGCAGTGTTGTTACTTGCTGTTGTATTTGCTGATAAAGCATGGTAACCCAAAGATACGTTGTCGTGGCCTGTAGTAATTGCGTCGCCCGAAAGACCCCCAATGAGAGTGTTTTGAGTGCCTGTGGTGACTGCGGCTCCTGCATCCTTACCTACCGCAGTATTAAGCGTTCCTGTGGTGGAAGCAAACAACGCCTTGCGCCCTATGGCTACGTTGTCGTTTGCGGTGGTGAGAGCGCTCAAAGAGTTGTGTCCAAAAGCCGTGTTATCGATCCCTGTAGTAATAGCATCACCAGAAGCGTAACCTACCAGAACATTATTATCACCCGTAGTAATAGCAGTGCCTGCCTCATCACCTACCAAGACGTTGTAGTTACCACCGCTAACAATGCTGTTACCTGCGTTTACGCCAAAGTGGACGTTGGAGGTTCCTAGCGTTGGGGTGCTGAGTGAAGAGCCTGTGATGCTTAGAATATCCGTTCCTGCACCACTACCAGTCTTAAAATTAATGGTTTCTTCATCGCCATGCGCCCAAATGTTTAACTCGCCATTAGAATCTAACTCTATAACGCCAAGTTCTGAGCCATTGTTAAAACGAAGGTGTTGACTAGTTGAGGTTATATGTAAAGCCGCTGAAGCGTGTGCCGCAACACCAATTCCTACTCGCGTACCAACCGCTAGAGTGCTTGCCATATCCACAGCGCCATCTATATCCACAACATCCAAGTTAGTAGTGCCATCTACGTCTATGTCGCCTGAGATGTCTAGGGATGTAGCTGTTAGGACTCCTGTGACTCCCAAAGTACTAGCCATAGTCACAGCGCCCAGTGGATTAGTACCTAGCTCAACAATAGCGCCTGAAGCATTCTCAGTATACAAACGCTTATCCGTGACGTTAACCGCTAACTCGCCTTGTACAAGATCACTTGCTGTTGGCGCTGCTGAAGCGGTGGAGCTATTTTTAGTTACAATTTTTGTTGCCATGTTTAAATACCTTTAGTAAGTTCCACCGTTGAGTGTACCAGTAGTCATATTGCTTGCGTTTAAAGTTGAGTTAGACTGCAAAGCTGAGTCAGCCGTTGCACCTTGCGCTGTCGTAGCATAGTCCGTAGCCGCTGTAGTAGCTGCTGTACCTAAACCTAAGTTGCTACGTGCTGTACTAGCACTAGCCAAGTCAGATAAGTTATTAGCCTTTAGTGCAGAAGCTGCTAAGGTACTGGCTGCATTAGAGGCACTACTGGCTGCTGCTGTAGCACTACTGGCTGCATTGGTCTCAGCAGTCTCAGCGTTAGTCTCAGCAGTCTCTGCATTGGTTTCAGCAGTAGCCGCTGCCGTAGCACTGGTAGATGCATTGCCTGCCTGTGTAGAGGCTGTAGAGGCGCTAGTGGCTGCGTTGGAAGCACTTGTAGCTGCTGCACTGGCTTGAGTTGATGCAGTAGATGCACTACCTGAAGCTGCTGTAGCACTGTTGCCTGCATTGGTCGCTGCTGTTGATGCTGTAGTAGCTGAACCAGCCGCTGCTGTCGCTGAGTTACCAGCGTTAGTTTCAGATGTAGATGCTGCACTAGCACTGTTACTAGCGTTAGTGGCTGATGTAGCTGCACCACTCGCTGAACCAGCAGAAGCTGTAGCTGAACTAGCTGCGTTAGTGGCGGAAGTAGATGCACCAGAGGCTGACGTAGCAGCATTGCTTTCGGAGGTTGAGGCATTGCTGGCGCTAGTGGAAGCCTCTGATGCTTTGGTCGTTGCCGTAGAAGCACTCGTAGACGCACTGGATGCGCTTGTAGAGGCTTCTGAGGCTTTAGTAGTAGCAGTGGCAGCAGATGTGCTTGCGTTGCTCTCAGCAGTCTCTGCGTTCGTCTCAGCGGTTTCAGCGTTAGTCTCTGCTGTAGCTGCTGCTGTTGCGCTAGTGGCTGAAGCTGTAGCTGAGTTAGCTGATGCAGTAGCACTGTTGGCTGCTGCTGTTGCGTACTGTGCAACACCTGTCGCGCTGTTAGCTGCGTTGGTGGCTGATGTGGACGCTGCTGCTGCTTTGTTTGTTGCTAATGTTGCAGAGTCACTGGCGCTTACTGCGCTAGCGGCTGCGTCACTTGCTTTCGTAGTAGCTATGACAGCTTGGGCTGTGACTGCTAGTAGCGTAGCGTCCGTATTGGAATCGCCCGCACCTCCGTCACCTCTAAATATTGCCATGTATAGCTCCTAAGAAAACAAAAGAAAAGTAAAAAGGGGACTCCGCGAAGAATCCCCTAGTTTGTTACCTTATACTACAGCTAGAGTGAAGCCTGCTTCTGGACGCATAACCTGAACACCGTACAAAGTATCAGCAGTGTAGAGAGTGCCTAAGAACTCCTGCTTGTACTGAGTCTGTGAACGTACAGCTTGCTGCTCTGCAAGAACGGAAGTGTCCTTGTGGATCAACTGTGCGCCACGGATAGAAGCACCACCAGTAGTGTCAATAACAGGTACGTTGGTAGAAACAAATACGTCAACACCATACAAGTTACCAATCTTACCAGTCTCTACAGTTTTACCGTTAACAAAATCGGTAGAAGTGTAACGCTCGATACCCATGATGGCATTACGAAGCGAAGGTGGTACGATGAAGCTGCGGTTGTCCATAGGAACGTCTGCGTCGTCCATCTTCTGGATTAAGCCACGGAATACAGCATCAGTGAAAACACCAATGTCACCAGCGCCGTCAGCGTCAAATGCTTCTAAAGCACCAGTGCTAGTGTTAATCTGGAAAGAACCAGTGTTAACATAGCTAGAACCATTACCGTTGCCGAAAGACTTAGCCAGCTCAAACAAATCAGTATCAACTTTCTTGGCTAGGCCATAACCTGCATCGCCTGTATAGAACTGACGCAAAGAAGCGAGAGCCTGTACTTCGGTAATGTCTTCGATCATACGGGAGAATTCAAAGTGCTTGTTAATGTTAATCAGAACTTCTGACTCTGTGCTGTTTTGGATAGTTACGGCAGTGCCTGCTGTCTTAGCATGAGCAGAACCACGAGCTGGTTTAGGGACGTGAATAACATCGCCTTTCTTACCAGTCATGCTCATCTTCTTAACGAGGTTAGCTAGAACTAGGTTAGTCTTGTACGCTGCAATTACTTCGTCACTCCAGATTTCTGGGATGAACTTAGCTGCGCTAGTGTTTGTTACTGCTCCACCCATTAGGGGATAAACTGAATCGGTCATAATATACTTCCTTTAAATAAGAGTTATTGGCGCACTCTTCCTTCTGCATAGGCTTGGGTGATCTCGTCACTCAAGGATAGGTAGCGGTCAGGATCGGTTTGCATTAGTTTAATAATGTCTGAGCGTCTATAGATTTTACGACTAGCTGCTTCACCACTACCTCTGGCATTACCTGCTGAGGCATTCTTAACTGCGGTCTTGCGACTAGCTTTCTCATTTGTAGCAGTCTGCGCTACTGCACCTTGACGTTCCTTCCAGTTAGTGAAAAGTTCATCAGCAGCTTCGTAGTCATACTGCGTATCCGCTTGCGCGAAAAGCTGTGTACGAATCTTTGATCCTTTAATCCAATCTACAAACTTACCATCTTGCAAAATCTCTTGCATGTCAGGGTGGCTCTTCTGTAAAACAGCCTGTGCTGTGGATTGTCTATACTGCTGTGTTTGTGCTTCAGCAGCTCTGATTGAAGGATGATTCTTAATAGCTCTCTCGACAGCCTTGTCGGGATCAGAGAAAAAGTCTATATCTTCTTCAGGTTGTTCTGGTGCTTTGTTGGTGTCGAGTTGTGTCTGTATGTAGTTATCAACAACTGATCGTAACTCCCCTACTTCACCGCTTTGCTTTCCTAGTAGCTTCTCAGCTTCTTGGTGCATCCTTACAATATCAGCGGTTGACTTTCCTTTGTACTTGTCGGGAATGTCTTCTTCTTGAGGAGTCTCCTGTGTAGGTTCCTCAGTCAGACTACTTGTTATTTCTTCTTCGTTGTCAACGTCTTCTGGACGCTCGTCATATAGTGTTGCCATTATTAAACTCCGTGAGTAATCTCATTATGGAGGTGTATTATGCAGGGCTTCGGTTAGGAGTTGGCCTTGCGTTCTTGTTGTAGCTTCTGTTCTCTGTTCTTTTCCCACTGTCTGGTCGCACCCATAAAGTCTCCAGAAACAGGGTCTAGCTTAGAACGAACAGCACTTACAATTCTTTTTGCTATCTTGTCGCAATCTAAACAAGGTATGTGAGTGCAATCATCTTCAACGAATCTCTCATTGACATGACCGTCCTCACACTTAAACTCTAAGATGATACGCATTAAGCTGCTTCGTCTTGGTCTTCTTCTTCAGACAAGGCTTGCTCTTCTGCTGCTCTTAGCTGAGTCTCTAAAGTAATAACGCTTGCAAGAACTGACAATTGCCCTTTACGGAAGTGCAGGTCTTCGTTATCATTAGT